TTATTCAATTTCTGTTAACGGTGTTGGATCAACCCAAACGCCACCAATCTTGACAATGTTCTTTTGAACATTCACTGCATCGACTCTGATTCTAGATACGTAGACTACTGCATTTGTGGTATGCAGTACATTGTCATTATATCCATCTGAATTAGGTACTTTGTCTACCATACGAATTGGAAACCAACCACCCAGTTTTGATAGATAGCAACATAAATCATCGCCAATTTTCTTCAATCCTTGATTGCCAATTTTCATATGTACAGAAGTAACATAGCTGCCTTCGTGCAAGATTTGGTCGATAGCTTCTGCGCTAGACTGTGTGGCGCCAACTGGCACATGAGGGTCTGTATCAATACCGGCATCATTAGTCCACCCAATCGCTACTCCATTACGATCAATACGATATGGATATTTTGTTCCTTTAATTACTCTACCAATGACACCTGACCAATCACCTTTTTTAACTGTAGAAGTTCCGTAGCAATTCACACTCAATGTGTTTGTACAGATAGGTAAATTAACTGAATATTTTTCTCCACTTGGAGTTGTAGGTTTTGGTGTTTCAACCTTTCCATCTAACTTTGCATTTACTTCATTAGCCAATTGTGGCATACGTGCTTCCAACCATGCTCCAGGGCATGATGTAGCCGCAAACATTTTGTGCATAGTCAATGATCCGCTAGAATTTCCTGTATAGTTCAATCTAAATCCATATCGTTTACAAATATCAACACATAGATTCACCAAGCTATCCCAAGTAGCTTGCGTCATTTCTCCAGTTGCGTTATTAATGTTTCCACATTCAATTGTAATTGATTGAGAATCATTCAACCAATTTGAACTTGTCCATGCAGCATTTTCTTCATCAACACTGCATGCAATGTCTCCATTAATTCCAATACAATAATTGGAAGATGCTTGACGAGTATTTCGTGCAAAATAATCTGCACATTGTTTACCACTCCATGCCGCAGCCATGTAGTGTGGAGTGATTTTACAAACCTTATATCCAAAACGGCCATCATAATGTTGTGATGTTCTGTTACAATATGTTGCTAATCCGGAATATGACATTCTTCATCTACACCTTCTTCCTTGCCATTGCTTAATTCTTCTTTTGCTTCTTCTGATAGATTCTCATAATCTACTACTTTTTCTTCATCATTCATTATTATTCCTCCGGTACACTAATTTCAGGTAATCCGCCAATACTAGTCAGCAACGAGACGATGCCTGACAAAACCGCTGACGAAATTACAACTCGCCAATCAACGGCTTCCAACAATGCAGATGCTCCAATAACACCAACAGCAGTTTGAGCAATTGTCTTTAATGCTCTGATACTTGCATAATAGCCATATTGAATCCACCATTCTTTACTATATTTTTTCATTTACAAATACCTCCTATCCTAATAATAATATTTAAATCGTTTGTACACTGTACAAAATAAAAGACCGTATTTAACGGCCTTATTGATACATATTAAACATGTCTCGTATATGTGTCTTAATCATTGTTTTTTCTTCATCTGAATCAACGCATCCATGAATCATAGTTACGATTTGTTGCATACATTTCATAGTCTTATCTAATTCACGATGAGACTTTTCTAAATCCATATCACCTTTTGTACGCGTATATTCTTCTTTGAACGCTTTATATTTTTTCAAATGTTCTGCAAGCTTATAAACAATATCTTCTGTTTCTGGATCATGAATATTATATCCATCATTATCTTCTTTTAATCTTGCAACAGTTGAAACTCCATCTTTTCCTATCTCAATTTGATATTTATTTCTCATTGCTTCTATAGTTTCAATGTCTTTGATATTATCTAAAGCTTGAGATAATGCATGGAAATAAGATTCTGCATATCCATATTTCTCTAACATGTTTACTGACTCATGCATTATCTTCTCATTAACTTCCATTGCTTTATGCATATTTTTCACCTACGCAATCTTCTTAATAATGATATTTGCATTCTGAACAGATAAATCTAAACCACTGTTATTACCTAGCGTAATTGTGTAAGAAGCTCCACAAGGTACTTGAATCAATGTAGCTCCACTAACATTTCCGTATGCGCTCGCAGTAGCTACATTATATAGAGATTCTGTTCCTCCTACTGCTTCTCCATTCTGTTCTAATTCTAAAGAAGCGACTCCTACCGTTGCGCTTGTAATATCTACCGTATATTCTACTTCATAAATTCCTTGCTTCGTCAATGTAAATAATCCACTTCCTACATCATGAGCAAGCCAACCTTTACATGCACATTGGCATGATTTTGTTCTTACTCTATCCGTTGGGAATAATACATTTTGTCCGTTTGCTACTGTTTGTACTGCCGTTGCTATACTATTAATCATTTCTTTTATCCTCCTATTAAAATAGGGATAGCCTTTCGACTATCCCGTTAAATCCAAAGGCAATTGCCTAATCACATATGTGCTAGATTATAAGTTGTTGTAGCCATTACATCCACATCCGTTGTTATAAGCGTAATATGGTGAACATGTAATGTATGCTGGTTTTGGTGTTGGTTGCAAAGTATTAATGATGTTTGCTGATTGTGCCTGTTGACTTAATTGGAAATTAGCCGTCAATAAATCACGATCACGATCAGCTAAGCGATCACGTAATTCTTGCATAGTGTTTGCATTGATCAACGCACGTGTTGCTTCACCTTCTGAATGAATTGCTGTTGTAATGTCACAAGTGTTTTTGAAACTTTGAGCATTTACATTGTCAATTGCACGTTGAGTGTTGCAGCAACATTCTTGTTGCTGAGCTTGCAAGTTTTGAAGTCCTAACTGATTAGTATAGCGACTTTCTAGTACGTCTCGTTGAGTTTGGCAACCTGTTTGAGATACATTTGTGTTTGTGTTAAAAATGTCTCGTTTAATGAATTCTTCATTTAATAAAGAATCATTTGCTAGGTTTCCGTTGCCATATCCTCCATATCCTCCATATCCAAATAATACGAAGATTAGCAAGATCCAAATCCACCAACCTCCGCCGTTTCCAAAGCCGTCATCTCTTTCAGCTAAGTTGTAAGTTGGTTGAATTCCCATTCCATTTTCCATCATATATGTTCTCCTTTCTTTCTATAATAACGGTTTATCCGTTGTTACCTGATTCCAAACTGTTTTGCCATTTGTTGCAGTTGTTGCTTTTGTTGTGGATTTAAATTACCCATCATCTGATTTAAAATCGCTTGTGGATTTTGACCACTGTTCATAAGCATTTGAAATTGTTGAAATGCTTGTGGATTTTTCTGTGACAACATATTCATTAACATTTGTTGGGGATTTCCCATATTCATCATATTCATTGGATTCATATTTCCCATAATACTTTTTAAAGGATTCATTTTGTTTGTGCTCCTTTCTTTGGTTGCTCATTAGCTTGTTTTGGTGGTTTGCTTAATGCACATATCAAATCATCTAATTTCTTTTCGATTCCATTTACACGATTTTCTATACTGTTAGAAGCATCTTCCGTGATTTCTTCGAATTTAAATTTTTTAAATGTTCCATCTAAAGATTTCATATAAAAAATAGACTTATTGTTATCAAATAAAATCGTTGGTAAATTTGCATTCGCAAAGTTTCTAGCTTCCTGCTCATCGTTCACCCATTTTCCATTAAAATCAAAATTACCTTGTTGTTGTGGTGTAATCTGATTATTAATGTTGATAGGTGGAATATTTGCATACTGTTGTACTTGCTGAATTTGTTGATCTATCATTTGTCTTTGTTGCATCAAACTGTCAATTCGTGCTTGTGCTGGATTATAATTGTTATACATTTCAACCACCTCTTAACGCTTTATCTTTACGCTTTAATTATATGGTTACGCAACAAATAATTTAATACTCGAATAATACTCATAAAATACCCAAAATAAAATGAGCAATCATTATAGATTGCTCACATATTTATCGAACATTTTTCTTGCTTTGCATACTCTGTTCCTTATGGCTTGTACTTCCACACATAATGCATCTGCAATTTCGGTACATGACATGTCATATACGTATCTCATAATCAAAACCTGTTCATATTTTTTTCTTAATCCAACAGATTTGATAAGTATTAATGCATCTTTAGGACGTATCTCTTTTAATCTGTTAGCTTTGTTAATATAAACCACCGCCTTAATTAAATTTGTTGGCTTGAATTAGCTTCGCAAGAACAATTATTCACATGATCATCTTTCCAATAACCACAACAAACAATAGTAGAATAAAGAACAATAATCACTAAAACCAATACTGTAATAATCGTTCTACTTGTTTTATAGTTTCGATCAATTAATTTTGAACAAAAACCATAAATGTTATCTACTTTTTCTTCTACATTCTGAAGTTTCTTGTTTGCATCTTTAATATCCATTTTTATTACGTTCCTCCAACGCTTCTACACGATTAAACAAAGTTTTTATTTGTTGTTTTAGTTCTGAAAGCTCCACTTCCATTAAATTACTTCCTTTTTTAATTTCTGAAATTGAATTCTTTATATCACTTAAATCCGATTTGATATGTTCCAATTCATTCTTCAAAAATGCCATATTGGATATTTGTTCTCCATCCATCTTGCGTGTACCACGATTATACGTAATAAATGCAATTACAAGCATGCATGCAGAAATAATAACACTAAGATATTCACCACTCATAGAAACATCACCTATTTATTAATAATAGAATCAATTTGTTCTACACTAATCCAACCAATAGAAGCAAAGATTTCTAAATCACTCTTTGTAAATAAGCCTAATTCATAATACGATTTAATTAATTCATAACTCATACTACTTCACCCCATTCATCTGAGCTTTTAACTGTGCGATTTGTAACATTAATTGTGCGTTAATCTTTTCTTGCTCAGTTGGTACTGCTTTTGGTTCTTCAATTGTTGGTTTGTCTGCTTCTGCAACCTCAATCACTTTACCTTCTACATATTTGTAGTTATATCTACCGTGTTCATCAAATAATCCTTTTTCTAGATATTGACTTTGTGCGTGTGCGTATTTATCACCTTGTCCCTTATCAATCTCTGCCATTGTTTGAATTTCTTCTTCTGATAAGAAAATTTCTGAATTAATAGATGTGATGTATCCATCTTGTAAGGATACGTATACTTTATATTCGTCGTTCATAGCTTCCTCCTAATAAATTTCTGCGTCAATAAATACTTTTTTAAGAATAAGTGTCCAAGGTGTCATCTCTTGTGGCATGATAACTTGCTTTATCTCGTCTGGGCTATAATCGATTTCTTTTATATCTCCTAAAGATAAACTTGTACTATCAAACACGCCTCCTTTTAAAGAAATCGTTCCTTTTGCTCTTAATTTAGTCTCAAATACACATCCTAGTGGTAAATAATAAGCTCTTGCATTGCTTATATCACCTATATATCTTCTTAATGGTACGCAGTAAATGGTAGGTATGTATCTACTGAATCTTAGACATTTTTCTAGTTCCTCCGCCGGATTTGGAGCAATAAATGAAGTTGCGACTTTTCCTTGCTCTAACTTTACCCATTTAAGTGTGATGCTAGTACCCCTATTTAAAAAGATTGAAAAGTTCTTTGTGCTATTACTTTTATGCACTACATTTAACCCCTGTTTCAATACAACTTGCGTATTATCATCTGCGAACATTGTTACTGTTCCTGTTACTGATGTTACGTAGCATGATAATGTAGAATCTCCCTCTGTTGCATTCTCTAGAATTTGAATAAATGTTCCGGTATCTGTGTATTTGTCATTCTTTACAGTGATTCCTCCACTTGTGCTTGGTGTAACCGTAACATTCCAAATCTTCCATCTATCTACTGAATAACCTTGTTGTTCGTAGCTTGTAGCACCTCTTTGATTGATTTTAAAATCCGGATTAATCAATAGATTCGGATTATTGAATTTGGTTCCTAAATAATTTGCTAGTTGCGATAATAAACCTTTTTTTAATCCTGCACCATTGTGTACAGGCAATAAGCTATTATCAGTGAAACTAGGTAATGCGTCTAACTCTGTTACTTGTTTTCCTGCCATGTTATTCCTCCTTAACTTTATATGTCCAATCCGTGCCAACTTCTCCACTTGCGACATCATAAGACCAATCGGCTAGGATTGTATTTCCTTTTTCATCTACTAAATCTTGAGCACTTGTTGCGTTCAAATTCGTGGTAAAGTGGTTATTCATAACCATTTGATTCAATGCATTATGTGATGTGGTTACAGACTTTATTTTCGAGACAAGCCACTGAATAGAAGCTTTGTCTTTGAATACGAAAGACATATACTAACCCCACATTGTGTTTAAATCGTTTGTTGTAATCGCAGTTAATTCTGACTTCTTAACATATGCCGATAAATCAATGTCTGTATTACCAATCTTTTCATATGTCTTTGTCTCTGATAGCCAAATATACTCATCATAAATATCTTGTGTTCCATGTGAATGTGCTACCAAATAAATCACACCGTTTGAACCTGTAGCAGGTAAGCTCGTTACCTTTTCATATCTAATAGATGTAATATTACCTACTGCCGAATTAATCAACGATTGTACTTGTGATTGCGTTTGATACCCTTTAGCCGTGATAATTGACTCAACGCTTGTCGCCGACTGATATCCACTGTCATTTGTTAATTGTGATGTCTTTGTCGGCACTGTAACATCCACGGCTTTTGAGCTTGGCGTTAATTTCGTACCATTTACCTTTACAGACTCAATCACATTCACTTGAGCACCACTTGCGATACCACTTAATTTTTGCTTTTCTGCGCTTGTGTAGTCATTTGTTGATAAGCCTTTACCAATTTCAACATCAACTTTCCCACCTAACGCCGATTTAATTTTACTGATTAAGAGCGTCAATCCACTCTTATCTAAATATTCAATAGCCATTCTTTTTCCTCCTATAGACTATTCCATAGCTCATCTAGTTCGGTTGTTGATACAGATGTTACAGAACCTTCTGCCATAGCTCCAACATCTTCCGGAGTGTATACCGGTCTTGTTTCTGCTTTCGCCCATGTTGGAACTGTTGGGTCTATTTCTTCAACCTCTCCAATGATTTCATTACCGTTTAATTTAGGCTTGTTCTTTAGCTTGTTGTAATCGGATGTACCTCCTCCATATTGTTCCTTGACTTCTAAATTCAAATCATCACTATTTCCATCTACTTCTATATCAATCTGTTCTGAGTCATCCTGAACATCCAACGTAACTTGATTCATTAAAATCATGTAATCACTTCCTTATCAAGGATTCTATGTACTGTAGTTGTAGCTATTGAGCTTGCTATCGCTAATCCATCTTGTGTTATAGCTCTTAATTGTACGTTAACTATCCCTTTCTTGAATTTAAGTGTTTCTTCTTGTGTTAATGTGATTCTAATTTCATCATCTTCAATTTCAATTTGAGACATATCTTTTCTTAAAAGAAATCCATCTTGCTCAAATGTAATGTAAACACTTTTTAATTCACTTAAATCTATATTGTTAACATTTATAACAATTGTCGGTGTTGTTCCTTGTCTCATAATCTCACCTATTCAACTTTATATCGCCAATCTGCTTGCAATATGTTATTTTCTTCATCTATCAGTTCAGAATCTATATCAATTAATAAAGGTGTATAAAAATGGTTATCTAATATCATTTCCATAATATTAGAAATCTGTATTCTTATCGCATTTCCAGCTGTTGAATAAATTGTTCCGTCATATCCTATACGAATATCCGTTATTTCAGTATTGGCATCAGGCAAGTTTCCTGAATCGAATAATTGATCTACTCTAGATTTCAGAACACTTAAATCCTCAAAACGTATGCCATACTTGGAAATCAAATCATTTAATTCTTTAATTCCTGAATCTTTGATATTTGTAATCGTTGTTACACCTGTATCACGTGCTTCTCTTATATCCTCCACTGCTTGATTGCACTTTTCGGACACTAATAAAAGCAGCATTGCAATCTCATCTCGTTCATTTTGATCTAATGAAGCAGATTTTGAATATATACTTTCAGGAGTAACAACTCTTGATAGTGTAGTAGCCCATCTTTTTTGAATAATTCCATCGTCATCGACAATAACCGCACTCACCACAAAATAAAGATCTCCTTTATTTTTTAATGCGTTATTAGGTACAATCCAGGCAAATTCACATGTATCATAGTAAGTAACTTTATCTGTAGTTATACTTGACCCGATAATGTTTTTTGAATCTCGATAATTAACTCGTATTAAAGCATCTTCCATTTTAAATATTTCTGAAACTGTATTGATAACCCTAAACCGAATATACTTAGAATCTTTATCGTATTGAACACCAAATACGTTTTCAGGATCAGGAATATAAATCTCACGAGTACGTGCATCAATGACAAGCGTCTCATTATCTACACCTGCATATGTATCTAAGTCAAAGCTTAAAGTTGCATTTAATTTAGCCATTTCTACCCTCCTCTTACTATCAATGTACCAGATAATGGTGTATCATGAATACCATTTGCCATTACTCGAATAGCCCAAGAATAAGTTCCAACTTCTAAATCATCTGTAGGACACCTGATTTTTAAATCATCTTTAATTTCAACACATTTAACCATTTTAGAATTTTTCATAATAACAAATAAACATTGATCTTTTTCTCCAGGTATAAATGTGTTTCCACTTTTGAAATTAAAAGATATTTCAGAAATGATAGTATCACCTTGACGAATAAAGATATGATCTCTTTTTATCTCCATGTGTGCTCCTCCCTTCTACTTATATAGAATTGCCTTTTTCCATTCCAATCCATCAAAAACAAATAATCTACATAACTGATAATTACTTCTATTCTGTGTAACTGCTAATGAATAGCCACGTTTCCATCTTGTTCCATCAAACCTCCACACTTCCATATGTGTAAACGTTGTATTGAATTTAACGTTCACCCATGAAGATGTTCTGTCTAACGAATCTGTAACAAGTACTTGAATCGTTTTTTCTGTATTTTTTGGAATAGAAGATAGCGTAAATTCTCTAGAATTCACTGTATTTTGGCTTGAGCCATCTTTGTATGTTACTGATTTAACATGTCCATCATCCGATGTATGTACAGTGAATTTCACATCATCGGTATTTCCATTACCTTTGATAATTTCAAAATCTACATAAGTTACATATACAGAAGCGTAGTTTTCCAATGTAGTGGCCTTTAATACCGTTTGTGACAATCTATTTCCGCTACAGTCTGCCATATAAGGTTCTACATGAAATTCATATTGTGTTTTCTGAGTAAAACCAGTAAAAGAATAATTTCCATTTAAATTATTACTTACAAATCGTTCATCCTTATTAGAATATAAACGTAATGTATATAAGTTATATGGATTCGTTTTCAACTTTCCAAAAATTGAAATGTCATTGTTTCCAACACTTGATATCCATGCATCATATGATGGTAAATCAATTAATGGTGTAGTCAATCTTGCTTTCCCCGATAAATTAGGAAAGCCTTGACAACTCGCATTCCATTCAAAATACCGTTGTCTATTGCAGTACATAGGTTCATTAATTTGTCCTAGATAATACCATCCTGAATCCTGAATATAATTTAAATCCCACCTTGAAATAGTTTTAGAAAGTCCTCCAAGAGTAACAACATTGTTTGCTTGGATTTTGAAGTTTCCGGTGTACCTAAACCTTACATCCGCTTTAAATCTTAAATTAGGATACGAACCTTCGTATCTCTCGTTGTAAGATTCAAGCGTAAGTATTAAATACGGATTATAGGTTAACGTTGCTAAAACAGTCATACACTATTCCTCGTATTTGATATAGATATCCCCAGCTTTATCACCATCTTGTACAGTAGGATCTGTAGTCCCACTACGTACATTTACAGTAAGCTTTAATCGATCATCAAATTGTTTTTGATATCCTTCCAATGTTTTAATAGTTGTTTGTGCCTTTGCAATCGCATCTAACAGATTTTTAAAATTTTCTGTTGAATCAATACCACTATCTAACGCAAAATTCTTTACAACTTTAATTTTAAATGTGAATGAAGTTACAAATGTATTATCTGAACTCAATACGATTTCAGCACTTACAATACCTGCTTCTGCTAGAATATTTGCAAACGTTTCTGTGTCAGAAAATGTAATTTCATATGCATTCGAGTTTTCAAATCGTGATACACTAGTCGCATCCACGCTTACATTTAATCCACTTGGTTTTTCAATCCACAGCGTAGCCGTTAACGATGAGTCAGTTTCTGACGGTTCATCTACAATCACATCATCACTCACAAATACAATAAGTCCTCGTCCTGTATCTCCTTGAAGCATTTCCAACATTAAATCAGAATTTTCTTTTGTAAGACTTACAGTTAAATGACTATATACAATCGCCATGTTATACCTCACTTTCTAATACAAGATCTAAATCTTCAGGACGTTCCGTAATCAAGTTATAGGTTAATTTATTTAAATAAAACCTTTCTCGTTTTCCAAACTCAGTTTCCACATAAATCGAATCATTTAACTTTAACATATGTGCATCAGGCACATTAGATGAAAATAGTTCTTCAAATTTAATAGAAGTTTCTGTTTTTGGTTCTTGCAATTCTTTCTCCAAAGATTTTTTTGTCTGTATTCTAAGATAGTTTCTTAAGTTTGCTTCATTTGTAAATACGCCCAATGTTGTTTTCTTTGCTTGTGAATCATCCGCAATCAATTTGATATCGGAATATTCTTTCACATCAATTCTGTGAATTTCATTCGTATCCCAATTACTAGCCTTGATAATCTCGTGATTTGGTAAAATGCGTCCATTGTACGCTTTAGGTATGATTCCTGTAACTACATTTTCCATTGATTTTTTCTGAGTATATTCTGACATTTCTTTATTACTTATAAAGAAATCGTTTGGCTTCAAATTGGAAGCATAATAATCTGAATTTCCAAAGTAGCAATCATAATTATTGAACATCGCAACAAATCGGCTGTCCTCACATTCAGACCATCTGTTCATCATAGAATTTTCTTCTGTGCCAAACAAACATTGAATCAGATTATATCGAACCCAATATGCCGTTTGTGTAGAATCCACATCTTCAATCATCCATTTACAAGCATTTCCTACACTTTTATCTGCAACGATAACTTTATTTCCATTTCCAATGCTTGTTGAACTAGGATAAATGCTATAACCTACGTTTCCATATGGAGCAATATCATAACTAGATCCATTGTTTATGAACCACCATTTCTCAGAATTATCTGAAGGGCTTTCGGAAAGACTTCCTAGCACAACCTTTCCTGAATCCAATTTCAACCATCTACATGAACATAAAGATAAAATTCCATATATATCTCCATATTCGTTTGACCCTACTTTTTTCAACATGAAAGTCTGTGCAGACGTTCTGTTTCTTTGATACATCTGTAATTGTATAGATGCATCTTCACTTGCGCTTGGAACATCCAAACAATACCCACTATTTTGAACATTTCGGAAATAAACGATTTTTTCATCCTCTACACTAACATTCGCATAATTTGCATATACCCCATGTCCATAAATTTTATAAGGATAATTTGGCCGTGAGTTTGTGATAATATCATTTGCGGTATTCACTGCATCTTGCCACGTACCACTCATAGTACGATAATCAAACACAAAGACTTCTTTTTGAGAATCAAAGAATACATGTGTTGCATAACAAGTATATGTATCGCTTTGTTTGTTGTATTTTGGATACGCAATTCTATATAACTGAGGTTCTTCAAAATTTATATCCACTTTAAACACGGATTCATCACTGATTTCCATACCCATCAAATCACTTTTTGGGAATTCTATTTCTACGCACCAAATAGAATTTCTTTCAAACACTGCTTTAGCACTAACACAATGTTTTAAAATTACATCTCCATTACGTTCTTTCATTTGTGCATATGTTGTTTTTTTTCTAGAAAAGAATAAATGAATCATCTTTATTTCTCCCTATAATTACGTATAATTTCTGCACGAATAGCACCAATATCTGTTGTGATCAATACATTATTTGAACCATAATTAAACTTAAGTCCGTCAAAAGATCCACTTGTTTTCAATGTATCATATTTATACGTTCCATTTTTATAGTATGTTTTCATATAAGAATTCTCTGTATTGATTTCAACATAAGAAATATCCGATGTACCGTTGAAAGGATTTGTGATTGTAAAATTATTTCCATTACAATTGATCGTAATGTTTTTCGCATTCATGGAAGTGTTATATAAACGATAGATTGGATATGCTGTTTCATAATAATTCGCAAGTTCTACCTTTTTTCCACTTACAATATCGTATGGTATTGAATACTTATTTACGTATCTGTAAGGTTCACAAATAAATGTGATTGTAAATTCGCTTCCTCGTCCAAAATCTCTAGAATCCATATCAAACGTTACATTTTTTACCTTCCAATAATGTTCTCTATCATCACTAGTTAATTCTAATATTCCTTTATTTCCATTAAAATATTGTTGGATTTTATAGATACGATCTAGATATTCTTTCTTGCTATTTAAAACAAAGTTGCATTTGATAGGAATTTTGCGATCTTGATATACACCTGTATGACGATACGATGTTGTACCGTCACCAAGTGTAGATGTTTCTACAATTTCCTCTGCCATAGGAATAACAGGGCGCTCACTTACCTTTAATAAATACATAATATTTTGCGTATAACGCAGTTTATTTTCAGGTGTAAATCTAAAATGATACATTCTATGAACCTCCATTTCCCCATGATTTCAACATATCTCGAATTGATATAATTTCTTGTACAGTATCTGTAACAACATTTCCATCCAATTGCATAGGTTGTAGATTGATTGTTAGATCACAATTTCCAATCGCATTAATCATTTGATCCAATCTATTTGTGATTGCACTCAAATTTATATTACCAACGCTTCCATAGCTTCGTGATGTAGTTCCACTCATAATAGCTGTTGTAGCATTCGCAACAGATGCATACGGACTGATATCAGAATAAGTAGCAATTGCATCTGCACTCATTGGCATAATATCTGTGTCAACCACAGGTTTATCCGTATTGAACAAAGATTGTGGGAAATATTTTTTATTGTTATCACCTTCAACAACTGTCTTCTTTTTTGTTATTTCTGTATACGTGATAGGATGACTGTCAGCATAGCTTTGAGCTTTATCAATATTTGATTTAATATCTGAATAAGCTTTAGCGGAGCTAGTAACCATGTTATCTAAAGATGGTTGCAATGCTTTTTCCATTTTTCCACCCATTTTTCCAACTGCCGATGATGTTGTACCATCATTCGCAAATGCATCCGCAATACCAGTGATTGATTTGTCAGCTTGTTTTTTCATCTTTTCACCGGCTTCTTTCATTTTCGGATCTGTGTCTTGCATCATTTTAGTTACCGCATCTCCAACAGACATTTGTCCACTAGCAACTTTTTCAGCTACATCAGCAGGAATTTGTTGTCCTTCAATCCCAGCAGTTTGAACTGCCTGTGCCAATGTAATTAAATTGTTCATGGCATTGGTTGCTTCTGTGATACTTCCACAATTTGCAAGAATACTATTGGCTACACTCATAGGAATAGAACCACCAATCATACCGGCTTGATCTACAAGTTGTTGAAAATTCATCAAACTAGCCATATAGTTAGCTGCTTCTACCGCATTTGCAGTTCCATTTGTAATTCCTAATTGAATGTTCTGAGGAATTTGAATACCAGCTTGTGCAGCTTCTGCGGCTAAATCAACATATTGCTGTTTCATCGTTGCACCCATTTTGGTGAATGATTGCGTTTCTAAATAATTAGACTGCAATATAGCCTGAGTCTGCGTTTCGTGCAATTTCGTATAAGAATCTGCTAAATCCGTACATAATGTATTAATTGATTCTTTCAATGCACTAGACTGATTCATGTAATCTTGCATCGACAACTGACCGTCAACATATTCTGCATTTAATTTTTTAAATGCTTCAGTCGTGCTTTTTATACTTTCCGTAAGCTCAGCATTCTTTAATTCCGCTTTCAATTGAGCAGCGGCATTTTTCTTTGCGATACTTGCCAACGCTTCTTGTTTTGCTTCTTCTTGAATCTGAGTGATTCTTTCTTTGATTGCATCAATACTACTATAATGTGCATCCTCATTAAGATTTAGCTTTCCAGTATTTTCATCAATCTCTACTCCTAAATCAGGATAAAGTTGATTTAACTCCCTAACAGCTTCTGCAAGCATAGTCTTTTGTGTAGCATTTAAAGATTCTTTTGCGTTAAGATCTTGAATTGTTTTCATCAAATGAAGTGCAGTTTTGTTGTTTTGCGTATACTGAGTTACAATTTCACCCATGCTTGTCTTAACTTTAGACATTGACTTTGCATACTTCTCATAACCATCAACAACTTTTAATGTAACTGCATAATCTGTATCTTTATATGCAAGCTCTTTATTTGCAGTTTCCATCGCTTCCTTGCGCGTTTTATCCGCCCAAACAACAGCACCTGCGAAAGCACCAAGTGCAACTGTAACAGCAGTGATTGCTGGATGTGTTAGCACAAAACCTTTTGCCAAAGAAAGTACAGAAGTACTTGCTAATTCTCCTGCTTTTGCAGCATCCCAAAATCCATCTGCTACTTTTTCTAAGCTTGGATGAGCTTTAGTAAAGAACTTAACAGCGCTTTGCGTTGCACCAGCTACTTTACTTACACCTTTTGCAGTTGGATAAGCGGCTGCCGTCAACAGCAACATCTTTGCGATTGTCTGTTGCGTTCCTTCATCTAAATTAGAGAATGCGTTAGCTGCCTTTTTTACTATCTTTAATAGATCCGTTAATGTAGGTGTAAATGCCTGACCTAATTCATTACCAGCTTGTTTAATAGCTTCCCATGTTTGAGATAATTGAGATTTCAAAGTCGCATAACGCTTTTCTGCTTCGTTTGCCATTGCCGTATTGTCATTCCAGGCATTTTTAGAAACATTTAATGCACTAGCCAATACATCTGAACTTTGTGCCAAAGCACCCATTGACTGTGCTTGTCGTACTTCCTTAATGCCTAATTCATCCAATGTTTTTGTAACATCAGCCGATTTTCCAATACCTTCTACAAACTTTAAGAATGTTCCCGCTGCATCTTCTCCCCAAGCCTTTTGGAACTGTTGAGAAGTCATTCCAGACACTTCTGCAAACTTCTGTAGTTTCTTATTCCCCGTAGAAACAGATAGATCAATTGTCTTCAACATTTTAGAAATAGAACTACCACCGGCAGCAGCTTCAATTCCTAATGAAGATAATGCAGTTGATAATCCTAATACTTGGTTAGAGTTAAAGCCTACCATCTTACCTGCAACACCTAATCGTGTTGCCATTGCCATGATATCTGCTTCGGTTGTAGAGAATTTATTTCCCAAGTCTACGATTGTAGAACCTAAACGAGAATAATATGTGTTCGTCTTTTTAGACTGTGAAACCATTACGTTTGAGAACTTGGCAATACTTTGTGCTGCTTCTTCACCAACAAGATTTGTAGTATCACCCAATTCTGTAATAGTTTTAGTAAATCCAACAATAGAATCTGTAGGGATACCCATTTGTCCTGCAAGTTCTGCATAATGTGCAATATCTTGATAGGTACTCGATGTAGTTTGTGCAAGATTTTTTAAGCCTGCATTGATTTTTTCAAACTGTTGAGGGGTTGCATTTACTGTTTTTGTAACACCAGTCCATGCATCCTCAAACTCAATGGCCGCCTTAGTAGCGGCTGCAATGCCTGCAAAAGATAGCATAGAATACGGCTTTACAGTATTTGCAAAAAATTCTGCTTTTGAGCTTACTTTTCCTAACGTATCATACAGTCTTAACAATGTTTCATTCGTTGAAATGAATGAATTTGACATACCTGCCAATTCATTTTTAAGTCCTAAAGCACCTGCTTTTAAACCTAGATATGTGCGTTGAGAATCTTCGTATGTACTGCCTAAATCAACCAATACCTTTTTTTGTTCGGCAATGCCTGAAGTACAATCATCCATTGCTTCTTTTAAAGTGACATTTCGTGAAGCTAATCTTTGAATAGCATTTTCACCTTGTTCTGCCGAACGCGTACCGTTTGCAATTGCTTCTTTCCATGCGTTGATCTGCTTGTTGTTGTTTGTATATTCTTTATTCAAAGAATTAAACGTATGAGTGTAATTATCAACAGACTTAGTAGCAGAAGAAACCGCATCGGCCCACTGCTTCTGTGTCTTTGGATAATTCATCAGTTTCTTGTTATAGACTTCCAATTGCTTAGTTGTGCTTTTGATTTTATCTTGTAACAAGTTCTGATATGTCGCAAAGGACTGAAAATCTCCTTCGTTGAATTTCATAGAAGATTTCAGTTTTGACATTGTTTTATCTAATCCTGCTGTTTCGGATTTTATTTTATTAATTGCTTTTTGAAAGCCTGTAGTATCTCCATCAATTTTTACGGAGATACCTCTTACTTGACTGTAACCTGACAATTTTAGTACCTCCTAAAATCTGTCAAAGTCGCTTTGGACTGCTTTACGAATACGAATTTTGTTTTTTGAATTATTTACTTTGGACTGCATATTTCCACGTGCAATAATCAAATCAAACAATCTTCCTATGCCCATATCCTCTATTTCATCTATTTTTAATCCTAAATTTAATCCACCTAATACTAAATCAGTGTAGCTTACGCTTCTTTTTTTTTATCATCTGAAACCACTTCATCGGATTCATCTTGTACCGTTGCTTTATTTGCATTGATAATTTGTTCTAGAATAACAACTCCGCTCATTACATAGGTTTGATAATCTTCAATTTCATCAACAAAATCTTGGAACGCTTTTGTTTCTTTTCCATGATATGTGTCATACGTCTTGATACATACCCAAACTAATCTTTCAAAAAATAAAGATCCGTTTGCTTGTAATAAAGTGAAATAAGGATCTCGATCAGGATTTCCTTCACGAACATTTTTTTCGATAGCTTCACCAAATTTGATTTGCACTTCCTGAATGTCCACTAACAAATCTCTGTTGAAATAATCTCTATAAATGCTAGCCGTTTTGCCTTTATACAATAAATTATATTTTTTACCATCAATACTTAGTGTCTGTTCCATATAACCTCACAAAGAGGGGGTTGCCCCTCTTATAATGTGCTCACTTCCTTGCCATTATCACTTTGTACAACTACCGGTGTACCTTCTTTCTGGCTCATTTCACTAGCTTTTGGAGTAGGTAATGTTGGAGCAGTTGTAAAGAAACTCTCATAATTTGTGTCACCTTTACGACATTTTGCCTTTACCCATTGATGATCATCTTTCTCAACAGGAACAGCCGTAATATCCATTGATGTAGTAGCAGGATCAGTGCTCTCTTCTTTTGTTTCACCTTCTACATTTGGTCGTGCAAATACAACCTTATAGAAGATGTGTTTAGTAGCGCTTACATCACCTTCAAATTGGAACATAAGCGCAACGTTATTAGGCAATACGTTTGCATCTTCTGCTAAGTTACCTTCTTCTGTTGTCACTGTATTGAAAATCATTTTTTCAATTTCTTCTGGGATTTCAGACATTTCCAAACTTCCTGAATATCCATTGTTTGTATTCGTTGTAAAATACGCAGTGTTATCTGCATAATATGTATTTGTATCTCCTTCTGGATCTAGTGTTAATGATTTAGCACCTTTCCATGCAGTAGGCGTACCATATGTAATTGATCCTGCACTTTCTGTAATAGAACATACATGTACATTTTTTAGACCGAATCGTACTTTGTTTTTATCTGCCATAGTTTTTATCCTTTCAAATATTTTTCGATTAAACTTGGCAGTTCCTTGATTGCGTTTGTTTCTCCATCCTTCCAGTGCTCGAATGCACGTGTACGTCTAGGAGAATTCCATAAATTATGTCCGTTTTCTAGTAAATGAGTTAATGAGTATTCGTGACCACTCGCATAAATAACACCGCGTGTATGAGCTAATTCACGTTCTATCTTATATGTTATAGACCTTTTATATTTTCCCTTTCTGCGCGTGTTTCTATGGTCTACATTGGCCTTAGCTTTAACAATGTCTTTAGAATCTTTTGTAGTTTCTTCTACTGCTCTATCAATCTGCGCCAAAGAATGCTCTTTATATTCTTGAATCATCTTTCTGATTTCAGGCCCAAGTTGCGACATATCGCAATATACATCATTGACGGCCAACTAATGTCACCGCCCATTCTGTACAGTGTACTTTTTGAGTGTTTATATCTTCATCTGTGATGGTTTGGTATGGTATTTCTAATTCATCAAACATATCTTCGATTTTAGCTTCTAATTCAAAATCTTTTTGATCAGTCACTAATCTATATATGTAAGTTCCAATCTTACAATACGTTCTATTGTCTGCAAAGTAATTATTTGTATAATCCAATGCATAATTCCCATAGGGGGTATGGGGTTTTGATTTGAAACTTCCGTATACAAATTGTCCTTCACCTAAAAGTTCAGTGAATTTAGCTACAATCTGTTGTCTTACTGTTTCCATTCTCCAGCATCCTGTTGAACATATAGTTCAATCGTATCTCCGGATGGGAATGTACGATAAACTGCATACTTTTTGTCGTTGTATTTCACTGTCGTTTCATCATTGTAATCAATAGTAGGAATAACAAGCTTATACGCTAACTGTATGCCTGCCTGGTAGGCTTCATTAAATTCTTTTGAATAAATTCCACCGACACGGCAAAATACTTCCTTCTCAGTTTCATTAACACGTTCCACACCATCTGCATCCACATATCTTTCTTTTTCAATCAGATATGCCACATCGTAGTAAAGATTATTCTCACGAGTATATTCATATGCCATACTATTTCACCTTCTTATGAGATTTATCTGTCATAAGAATCTGACGTAAATCCTCATATGTTTTAGCCATTGATTCTTTATTTGAAGCATCCGTTATACCAAATTTTGACATTACATATGCTATTACCGCTACTACAATTTCATCTTCTAAATCATCTTCATCAAATAAGATATTTAATCTATCCAAATCGTATAAACATGCATTGATATACGTTTTGATTTCATCATCATAAGCATGTGATTTAGCTCTTGTAGCAGCAGTTCTAACACGTTCTAGAAGGCTTTCAGAAATATTGAACCCCATTATCTATCACCTAAGCTTTCTTCGCACTGCTTTTTCGAGTAGTTTTCTTAGGCTCATCATCTAATAAAATAGGTTCATCATCAGTTACAACAGGTTCTTCATCATTTAATGATTGTGTTCCTGTTTGACTTTCATCTTTTGTAACATCTCCATTGCTTAAGCTACTTTTTTTTTTAACAAGAAGATGTATTGAGGATCTAATACTTTACCATCATTGATAACTAATGCCTGAGTTACTTCCTCATTCTTTTCATAATCCCAGTACTTCTTCACACCAAACTGCATATTTGAATTGATCGCATAGGCTTCTTTTCCTACCCAATACATTCCGAAATAATCACCGTTTTGTGCTTCATTAAAATCTTTAAACGTATCATTTTCAACGAAATTAACAGTTCTAGCTGCGAATGTAGCACGTTCTGCACCATCAATAGGATTAAATGTTTCTGCATAAACAGGACGATTATTTTGATCAGCCAATGTTTTAATGTTTGCTTCATATGTTGCAGGAGTCATAACAAACTCTGGTTTTAATTTACGCATTGATAAAGGAATCTTCGCAAAGAATTTTGTTTGCCATGATTTCCAATCTTTCATTTCTTCCTCAGTAAATTCAATAATGTGATCTGCTTTAATACGTCCACTTACTTTATTAGCTTCTGTTAAAATACCTTCACACTCATTGTTTTCAGATTGACCTGTTAAAATTTCACGATCCATAGCTTCCAAATAAGCTTCTACAATAACTTTTGCTAATTCAGTTTCGAATGCATTTACAGTTAATACAGTTTGTAGTAATGTACGTGCTAAACGAATTTCACCAATCAAATATCCAAATTGTACAAATTCTGTAACAGAACCGGCCTTTTGACGATCAGATACTGTTGTTTCTGTAATACGTTTAAAAGTAGCTTTAAATGAACCGATAGGATATTTAACACCGCCACGGAAATTTGTATGTAATACTGCATTGTATAAGTAACCACGAGATTTACTTAATTCAGTCATTACTTTCTGAACAATGGTTTCAGGAATTAAAATACCTAGATCAGCTGCTACGCCTGCTTCTGCGCTACGTTGTCTTAAAATTTCTGACTGTTTTCCTTTTTGAACGAATTCCATGAATGCACTACGATACTCCATATCGTCTTCCATTCCTTTTTTACGTTCTGACAAGTTTGTAGGCATTGATGGATGTGCTTTGCTACGAGCTTGTTCCTGTTGTGTAGCAAAAGCTTCATCTTCATCTACAATAGATTTTGCCATAGTATCTAAGAACGCTTGACGTTTTGCAACCTTGCCTTGTAACTCTTTGTCACGTTTTTGCAAGATATCAAATTCTGCCTGTAACATTTCCAAGTTTGTATTAGGATCGTTTTTGTTGACCTCATCTTGAATTTCTTTAAATCTTTTTTGAATCTGTTCGTGATTCATTGCATTGAATGCTGCTAGTTGTTGCTCTGTAAACATTAATTAATAGCCTCCTTAATCTGCAACAACAAACTCAGTCTTTCTCGTTTCTTTTCATTTTCTTTTTTAGTCCGTTCTTCATCCATTAAAGACTTTGCCCTTGCTTCAATAGATGTTTGATCATTTGCAGGAATCGACACTGCCGAAACATCATAAATTTTTGATACTTTACGTGTTGTCCACATCTTTTTAGATCTATCATATGATTCCTCATCCACCATGTACCTCCATGACATCTGAGTAACCATTCCTGCCTGAATACTGTCGTACAAACGTTTTGCAGCTTCTGTTCTTCCTAAATCTGCTGCAACAAACAATCCGTGTTCATCTACTTCAACAATAAGTGAACCATTGCTTGTACGTGCATATACCATTCCTCCATGATCAAATTGGAAGATGATATCACTCATATCAGCGTTGTCCAAACTTGAACGCTCAATCAACTCATATACATCATTACCTTCGTAATCTCGATAAAGAACATAAGGTTCAAATGTTGTAGCATATCCTTCAACATAATATTGAGTATCAATCCGTTTATTTTCCATCACCGGGTTCATTTGGAACGGGATCGAGCGCATTTGGATTTTGCTGTGGTTCGGTTTCCCCATTGTAACCAATTCCTCCTTGATTCGATTTAGTTACCTGGATATATTCACCTCGAATAAAACGTTTCTTACCTTCATCATCTGGTAAAGGCGCTTTGTTCATAATATTTAATGCCCCATTTGTATCAATCATTCCTCTATCGAACATTTGAGTCGCAACATTCAGTTTTGTCTGTGTTGAATCATACTGTAAACGATCACTTGTAAGAATGATTTCACTACCATTCATAATCTGATTTACGGAATATAACATTCCACTCAATACTTCTCCAACTTCAATAAAAAATGGTTCAATAATTGATTCATAAAATGCATTCCATTCATCAGGTTTATATTTATTTTGTAAAATAGCTTCACTAATTCCAAAATAGCTGTATACACTATTTTCAATTGCTTGCTTCTGCTTGGCATCCACTAATAGTGGTTTACTTTCAATCGGTTTTACTTCATCAAAACGATTATCAACAAGGAATACACCTGTTTCATTTTTGTTCAGGTTATTTCTTAAGATCATGTTCTGTTGTTCTTTGTAATCCTCATCATCATCAATCGGTGTTGAAATTCTAGCCAAGAATCGAACAATAGAACTTGACTTGATCGCATTGATTGCTCCTTCTTCCTGAGCAAGCATCAATTTAGCTGTTGTATCAAATGCATTATTAATTTCACCAAAGTAATCATTTTTATACTGCATCTGCCTTAGATGTCCTACTTTGCTATATTCAATCAATTTTGTTTCGCCATAGATGAAATTAAAATAAATATAAACTACACCATTGATTTCTTTTAACTGACACTGGCTTGGTACTGCGGGCCATAATCCCTTTACCATTCCATATTCATCTTCAATTGGAATAATGAAAGCATTGTTTTCTGTAAAATAGATAGTTGCCAATCTTTTATAAAATTGACTAGCTGTCATATAAGGATTTGGCTTTTTCTTAACCAAATAGTTATATATCTTGCTTTTGTAGTCTTTGTTTGTCAGTTCAGGTGAAGCCTTTCCACATGACGTGGCAATTCGATTGATACATGCTCTGCATAGTCCAATCTCATATATTCCACCATCATAGGATGAATACACCGGTGAATATCCACCTAAGCTTGCAAACATTGAATGTAATTGATTTTGTTTAGGTGCTGGCTTATTTAGTCCTAATAGACTTCCTAGCAAACCAAATCTTTTTCTTCTGCTTTTAGCCACTAATTCACCTTCCTTTTCTCGTTTTCAAGGCGGTACTTGAATGTATCCCACCATTTTTGTCTTACTGTATATGCATCAATAACAGATGCATACCCATCAATATGTTTTCTTGGATCAGTTTTAATCATGCGAACACGATTGTCTTCTGCAACTTTCTTTAATGCAACACTAGACATATGTGCTTGTAAAAGTCCGTTTGTTCCTGTATGAACAAATCCATCTCTTACATATCCCGTAAATTCATTAATAACTGGTGTAAGGTTAGTACCCTGAATAACATCATCCATCTTGTATCCGTATTTCTTCATATCGTCCACAAGATACTGAGCCGAATAACGGTCATATCCAACGACCACGCAATAAATCTTGTATTTCTTACGTAGCATTTCAAACCATTCCGTAACATCTTCATACCGTACAAAGTTTTCCCCACTTGGACTTAAATATCCCAATTGAATAAATCTTGTATATGGTATTTTGTCTCTTTCTTCTAGCTCCTTGATTTTTAATGTTGGAAGCCAAAAATGAGTAAATATGTAGTCTTGTTTTTGAATTCGTATAACTACAGATGCGGCTGTTAAATCGGTTGTCTGTGACAAGTCAATTCCACCAACTGCATATGTATGTGCAAAATCTTCAAATCTAAGTTCTTCACCTTTAACTTTGTTAATATCTTCTGCACTGAATAATGCTTCTGTTGAATTCTGTTTGATATTCGCATACTTTGTTATGAACTCCGCCTTATATGTAGGTGAGCTATGTGCTTTTAAAATTTCATTCTGCAAATATTCATAAGAAACCGATATTCCAAGGTTTGGCATTGCTTTTCTTAATTCAATAGGATCATCCCATTTTTGAATATCATCAATCATATAAAAGAAAGGCAACATTTGTTTTTCATCAGACGTACCAAGTAAAACAGATGTTCCACGAACAAATAATTCATCATATAATCCTTCATCAATATAGTTTGCGGTACTTACAGGAATATAAAGTGGATCAGGTCTTGCACCACCTGCCGACAACATAACGTTGTACATTTTCATACCCGCTTCCCCTTCCCAGGCTGCAAACTCATCAAAGATTGTCAAATATGGGTTAAATCCGTCTGATTTTTTAGATGCAAAGGCAATTGGCTCCCATCTACAGTTGTTCTGTTTCATGTAGATATCTGTTCTACGTTTTTTCACTCTTTGACTCAACGCTTTAGAGTGTTCCATCATTTGATACAGAACATTGTAAATGATCTGCGCTTGTTTTAACTTTGGCGCTATATTGTATATCTGCATACCTGCTTCATCCGATGTAAATCCAACATCAAGTTCAATACCTGCACATAGAAATGATTTTCCTTGTTTTCGGCCCATGACCGTAGGTATTTCACGAAACTGCCTTTTTCCATTCTTATCAACAAGTCCGAATATGCACGCAATATAATATTTTTGCCAAGGCTCAAGCTTTACTTTTGTTGTTTTTCCTTCTACGTGATGACAAAACGTTTCAATAAACGCTATATGCATTTCTGCTTTTTTCTCATCATAGAAGAAATCTCCATTTGCTAAACCTCTTTCAACATATTGAAGATTAAGCTTTATCCACTTACCGACTACATCTTCACCCGATTTAATACGTTCTTTATAAATGTCTAAATATTTCATTTAAATCTGCTCATGAACTCATCCAATTCATCACCTTTTTTTTCGGATACTTCTGTTGTCTTTGATAGTGAAGTAGGTGACAAGCCAAGTTCTTTGCAGTATTTCATGATTTGATCACGTAATTGAACGGTAATAATGTAGTATGGCGAGCGCGATAAATTCGTTGCACCGCCCTTGTTCGTATATTCAACAACCATCTGTAGTGATTTGTAGCCATTTGCTTTACTTGAATCTCTCCATTGCTTCATTGTCGAATCGTATTGGGCCAAGGCATCTGCAAGTGAATCAACCACAACCGAATATTCAGGAGAAAATGTGCCTAAATTCTCTAGTTGTGAATTGATTCTTTTTTTCCATGCTCCTTTTTGCATTCATCATCCTCCCTTCCACATCCTATAAGCATTCCGTTTTCATCAAATTCAAAAGATGGTTTACGTTCGGAATGTTCTTCTGCATGACATAAGTCACACAACGCTTCCAAATTAGAATCGCCAAATAGAATGTGTACATCTCTATAGTTGTCCTGGTCAATGTGCACTTTGTGGTGCACGCAAGTCGACCTGGTATAGATACCTTTTTTCAAACATCTTTCACAAAGTGGATGTGCCTTTCTATACGCTTTACTTTTCTTTTCCCAAGCCTTGCTTGAGTAAAATTTTCTAGCATAATTTCTAGCACCTGTTTTTGTTGCTTCTGAACCATAATATTTTTTCATATCGCTACATTCAAAGTTTTAGTTAACAGATTTAAAGGAAAGGACGGAAATCTAAACAGTAAACACTTTGAATGCAGTGATATGAAAAAGACCCATGTTTCCACAGGTCTTTTTCAACGGGCACGAAATAATGAAACAATCCAAGAACTACCTTGTTTGTTCAGAAGATGTTTTCCAATCTTCACGACTACAGAATATCACGGTTTTTCTTTGTACACTGTACAAAATGAAGAAATTCAGATTTTACCCCCTCTCATGCGCTCATAACCCAGTTTTTTTGAACTCCCCACGCCGTTCCCCAAAATGCAAAAAACTTTTGAAAGATAGGGGGGGTCTATGCTGATCTGATCCCAGCCCTAGGCGCTTTCAGGGTTAAAAATCAAACCTATGCAGCTACCACCACACAACCACGTTCATGGCTTCAATCATATGACATTCATATATTTATTATTGTGTTGAAAGATGTTTCAACATGACTTGTTGAAAGCGTTGTTTCATAACATGGCCATGACTCTATTAATAGAACGCATGCGCACCCGTTCCATATGGTTAAGCGTGTCACTTGTCTTCCTGGAACTGAAGCAACGCCCACAAAAAAAGGGACGCTTACCACGTCCATATAGTACATATATACAAGTCTGATAACTATATCTTATAAGACTAAACGCAAACACGCTTAAAAGCCTTATAAATAGGTGCTTGCGTACACGTTTACAAAGATAAAAGCTTTTTGAAAAAATGAGCACAAAAAAATATTATTAATTTTTTGTTGACATATGCATGCATATGCTTATAATGTAAGTGTAAGCTAAATAAAAAGCTTACACAAAAGACACGGGTCAAACTTATAAAGTTGACACGGTTAAACTCCGCATAATAGAAAGCGGTGATATTTATGAAAACAAAAATATCCATAAATATCAAATTAGATTTTGAAATTGATATAACACTTATAAAGCCACAAATAAAAAGGTTTGTTAAAAGTGCTATATCACTAATAACAAACCTAATTAAATAACCATTTATATTATAAACCGTGTCTTTCATTTTTTCAAGTTTAGGAGGTGTAAACATTGTAAGAAAAAAAAGTGGTTCTTTCGATCAAATAGAATATATAAAAGAATTTAATAAAGCCAATTACAGAAAATACGAATTTAGAGTAAAAAAAGAAAATATAGATCTTATTAAATGGCTTGATAAACAACCAAGTAAAACCGCTTATATAATAGATTTGATTGAAAAAGACATGAACAAAAGCAAATAAAAAAACGTGAACCCCTTTCAAGTTTGGCCGCTTCCAGGAGTTCACAACAACGGCAAATATACACAAAATTCAGGAGGTTAATCCCGTCTTGTATATATTGCTTTTCTATTCTACCATAGACGGGCTAAAAAAGAAAATGTTATCTATTTATGAAACTTCAGCTAAATACGTGGCTTATATGGCTACACAATACGACGATTTTGCACATTCTACAGACGGCGCAATTATGGAAGCGCTTGGCGATGAAATTCTTGAAAATATGTATGATGATGAACTTCTTTCTTTATGGTTTGAGTTTAGAAGTGACCGCTATAATGAAGAATATTATGAATTAAGTAATGATGAACTTAATGAATGTTTAGCAGGCAATGAACCAGATGAAATTGTAAGAATGACTTTGTTTGGTAATTTTAATTATAACGATGATTATTTTACAATTGACGATCTAGAAAACTTGGAAAGCTTCCAAGAATGGAAGTTAGTAGAAGAAGCTAGAAAAGATAATGAATTCAAACAATGGCTTACCGATGAAAAAAGTGATTGGGATATGGATTGGTTAGAAGAAACTAGAAAACAATATTCAGCTTACTTGAAAGAAGGTTTCTAACATGTTAACCCGCAAAGATCTTGAAAAGATGAGCGCCGTCCAGGTGCTCATACTTGCATTTTTAAAATTGTATTTAGCAGCGTGCACATCTACATTGATTATAGGTATAATATTGGGCCTTTTAAATATTTTACTACCACTTATTTATTAATTGCAGGAGGTTAAACAATGGAACTTTTAGAAGTTAAATTATTGCATAAATATGCAAGAATAAGATCATATATGAATGATCTTATTTCTGGTAATTTTGTCGTATATGACTTTTTATATGAATGTCTTGCGGATCATATCGAATCATTTATATATGATCTTGCTTATATTGAAAATGAAAAAGTAATAAATATTTATTACGATCAATTATTAAGTGATTCTAAACAAGTAAGTAAAGAGCTTTATACACTTGTTATAAAGATTTTTGAAGATAATGAATGGAGGTTTTAAAAATGAATAACAAAGAATATATTGAATCAGTAGAAAAAAAGATTGATCAGCTCAACGCAAATAGTCTAAAGGCAAATAGTATAATGCCTTTTTCAATAAATAGACATTTAAATGGGCTATATGATCTCAGTTATGGCATGGATGTAATTGCATGGATGCTAAAACCGTGTGAACTTTGGCAACTTGTAAATACTTTATGTATTTTGGATATTTTAGGAGGGCTTAAAAATGACAATGTGGAAGCGTGAACGAACTCATTTCAATTATTATGTTACAAACGAAAGAAAACAACCGCACATTTATGTTGAAACGTTAGGGACTCCCAGCGCTTCTACTGAAAAAATTTTAAAAGATCACGGTTTTAAGTTTAATCATAATAAATGCATGTATGCAGCAGCTCAAACAAATGACTTGAGGTTGTTCGTTGCGCATGATCTTGACAAGCTTTTCAATTATGATATTCAATTGTTTTTCAATACTGAAGCAAAAAAAGAGTTATATACACCAGATATTCAAGAAATAAAAGATATCTGTTATTATTTCAAAATTTACAAGTGTTATATTGACATATTAAATAAGGATCTTTTTAAGATCTGTAAACCAGGCTCAAAATCTTTGCTTTTCACTTATAACACAACTGCGAAAACTTTTCTTTCTTCACATAATAAACATAATTCACAGGCACATCTTCATCATCATGCGCATTGTATTCAAAAACTTTTTCAACCATCTTAGAACAAACAACACTAATTTGTACATTATCATACTTCACAAAAACTTCTTTATAAGGAAACTTATTTTCGTCCATTTCATCACTCCTAAAAAACTTTCTACACATCAAGTAATATTCTCATAAACTTTTTATAATCTTCATCTGATTTTAGATAAAACTTATTGCAGCCATTCATTACGTCTTCATAGTTTAAGCAATCAATTTCATTATCTAAAAACTTTTTATATAAACTTTTGAATTGAGATTCACAAATATAATGCTTAATAACGAGTATACCATTCTTATCATAATTACACCTAATAAACTTTTCATCTGCCATATAAACACATACAACATGAT